ACTGCCGGTACATCGATAAAGACAAGTGCGCATTTGAACTGCGTTCACGATAGTGTCGAGGATGTTTGTAAACATGGATCCAGAAGGTACGCCTTGTTTCTTTTGAATACGGGTGCCATCGGGCATCCGAACCTTCGTGTTGATGAAGTAAGAAACCATAGCCTTCCAGCGTCGACATGTTTGCTCAGGGTTGACGTTCCAGATCTTCCCTTCACTATCTTTGACTCGGGAAAAGTCAAACCAATCAGACATCATCGCGAACACGTCGCGGATAATCCAATTAGTAACGTTAGCATCGAAGCTTGACAGGTCAGCACAGAGAGACAACTCAATACCATGGGTGTTGAAGGAACGAGCGAGGTGCTCGTGTCCAGACCGCATAGTCTCAAGTCCCAATCCGTAAAAGGCGTCAGTTTTGTCGCAGTGCTCCTTCAGGAACGAGAGCAGAGGATAGAAGAAGCGAGCTTCTTCAAGGATGACGTCTGTGGGGTAACCCCACACCGGGCGGACCTTCTCTTTGTGTCGTTCAGAAGCAACGACACGGTGAAAGGCCAGAGAGTCCGGTAAAGACCAAGGAATACCACGTCCAATCATGTCCCAAGCGCGGTGAATGTGACCAGAGGACAGCTTATCATCGAGAACCGCGCCACGAGTGTGGTAACCTTGGTTGACCCAAGGAAATCCAGGAGAGGTGGAACGAGGAAAATCGGGATGACGCGCTGCAGCGCCGAGAGTGAGCGGAATAATACGTTCGCGGGGTCGTAATTCGTCGAGAGTTTTCTTTAGGATAGCCAAGTAATCGCCATCAACACATCTTTTCGGGAGGTTGGTGCCGTACCGTAACAGGTTCTCCTTCAGAATGGCCGTGTCCCCGGAGGGCCTGTGCCACTCTTCTTGAATGTAAGAGAGTTTCGCTCGACCTTTGTCGTCGGTGACAGAAGAAAGAGCTAGCGAAGCGATATCATCATTGTGTTTCGCTTTGTTCATAGGAAAGCGATTCACTTTGCGGAGGTACCGTAATGCCATATTGTTAGATAGAATTTGCCACAAGAAGTGGACTTATCACCAAGTTCATAAAACACATGAAGT